CAAATAAGAACAGCTTTGGATAATATTAGCCCAGAGTATGCTGCGGCTCGCGCGTCAGGTAAAGACGCTATTGACCAGCGCATTGCAGCGGATATTGGCGACCAAATATTAAATCCGAAAATGACGCGAGCGGAAGTTGAGCGGTCTATGCAGGGCATGGATGAAGTCGGGAAGAAGCAACTTCGCCAAGCTCTGCGCAACAAGATTGAGGAAACAGCGGCAAACGCAAAGGTCAGCCCCACATCTACAACCGACGCTGATCTGGTTGAAGCACTTGCAACGCTTAAATCTCTTAGCAGTAGGGCTGTAGCTGACAAGCTGCGTATGGCTCTTGGGGATGAGGCCGCTGACGTACTTGGAAAGCAAATCAACGATACGTCAGCCGCTCTCATGCAGCGTGCTTTAATTGCGTCTAATTCCAAAACTGCAATACGTGGCTTGGTTAACGAGCGCATGAAGCAGATACTTGGTGAAAACCTTGGCGAGACAATTGCGCGTCAGGGTCTTCTGCCGACGATGACTGGTGCAGTCGCGGAGGGATTGGTTAGCGGTCCATCTCAGCGCACTCGTATGGATGCCGTAGCGAGAGAGCTTGCGCCGGTCTTGACGCAGCGTCTGACGCCGCAACAGCTTCAGCAAAGCGCTGCACAAATGGAAGCGCTGACGCCAGCCATTGGTAGGGCGCGGCGTGGATCTCAGGCAATAGGAAATACAGCCCAACGCACAATGATGGGCGCTGGGCAGTCTCAAAATATTGAGGGTGAAGACAGCCGCGTTAGGCAGCTAATGCAACAGTTCGGAATAATGAACCAGCGCTAAGACTTCTTAGATTTGGACGCTGGCTTGGCTTTCAGCTTGGCCAGCTCCGCACCTTGATCCTGCAAAATGGTCGCCGCTTTTTCACAGGCGCGAAAAAGGGCCATCATGTTTGGGCAGCGGTGCGGCTGATTGAGGATACGGACAATTTCTTTTGTTTCGTCGTCTAACATTATAAACCTCCAATGTGATGTCGCATTGTTGCGGATACATAGGCAAAACGCAAGCATTCTTGGCAAACAGCGATCAGGGGTGTTATAATGAGCCAACGGATTTAGCGCATTGCGCATATGAAAAGGTAGTCATTAACATGACCGAAAATTGGCACATATCAAAATCAATACCAGCCACGCTTTTACTGGCCATAATAGGTCAAACAGTTGGCCTTGTTTGGTACGTCTCAACGCTGGACGCATCGGTAGCAACTAACGCTCGCGAAATTGCGCGGCATGAGGTTCGTATTATTGAAATTGAGAAAACGTCTCAAATACAAGCTGTGATGCTTGCTCGGATTGATGAGAACATAAAAGCAATCCGAATGGTTATCGAAAAGCGTGCCCAAAATTGAATGGCGGTCCTATAAACTTTACAGTCGGCTCTACCGTTTTTATCGCGGCGGCTGGAGGCGCTGCAACTGCGCTGTACTATTTCGGCGTCTATCAGGAGAAGTGGTGATGTGGGTTCTTGTCTGGATGCAGCTAACAACTGTCGTTACACACTTCGAGATTGGCCAATACGCCTCTGAAAATGATTGCTTTACCCAACTGACAAAGGCAACTGTACTCGTGACCAAGAACAATGAGTACCTGCATTGCTTTAAGATAGGAGTTTGACTGATGAGAAAACTAGATAGCATATTCGTACATTGCACGGCAACACGCGCAGAGTGGTGGGCTGGCCGTCGGTCCAGCGAGAAAGCTGCCGAGTGCAAGCGTTGGCATTTGGACCGAGGATGGTCTGACGTGGGCTATAATTATTTCGTGGACCGTGATGGAACGATTACTGAAGGTCGCCCAATTGAAAAGACGCCAGCCGCGCAGAAGGGCCACAACACGGGTTCAGTGGCTATCTCCCTATGGGGTGGACACGGCGGAAATCAAGACGACAAGTTTGAGGAAAACTTTACGCCTGAACAGGATCGTGCGCTGCGCAAGCTAATTGCTCAACTGCGCATGGAATACCCGTCAATCACAAAGGTGCGTGGACATAACGAGGTTTCGGCCAAGCAATGTCCGTGCTTTCAAGTGACATCATGGCTAAACAGCGCAGAAACCGAGAAAAAGCCAGAGCGAAAGAGGATTGCCCAAACCAAGACAATCCAAGCTTCTTCTGTTGCAAAGATGGCATCTGTCGCCACGCCGCTTGTTGGTGTTGTAGGTGGTCTGCCTTGGCAGAACCTAGCGATCATGGGGGTTCTGGCAGTGGTAGCGATGGTGGCGCTGGGCGTGATTGATTTGGAGCGTCTCAGTAAATGGAATAAGGGCGACAGATAATGTTTTTGCTGGGTAAACTAAAGCTGTATGCAGCGTTGATCGGCGCTGCGGCATTGGCCATTGTAACCGTGTACTACAGGGGCCGTGCCGATGGCCGCGATGAGTTAGAATACGAAATCAAGGATGATCGCCTTGAGAAAATATTGACAGCGAAAGAGGTCGAAGATGAACTTCAAAATGCTAGTGATGCTGACATTGCTGCCCGTGCTAGTCGCTGGGTGCGGAGTGACAGTGACGGGTGACACTTACTGCGATGTTTCGCGAGTAATTACATTCAAAGATCAATCGGTAGTGGATTGGACTGACGCAGATTTGCTGCGCCAAATTGTGCGGCACAATGAAACTCGCGAAAAGTTGTGCAAGTAATTCGGTAATATGTCTAAATTAGCTAAACTGAGTGCAACAGGCATTGGCCGTGCTGGCGAGTTCCTTACTGCGTCAAAGTTTCAAATGGCTGGGCTGGAGACGTCCCACGTCAATGGTTCGTGCGACCTACATGTGACGCTACCGTCCAAGCGTGTGCTTCGCGTTGAGGTAAAGTCGTCGATTGTGCCAACACTGTCTGGGTCGTTCAAGTTCAGCCGTGGCGGCTCAGATGCGGAGATTTTCGTGTTCGTCTGTATTCCGCTGGGTTTGATCCGCGTGTTTAGCGAGTATCAACTAAAGGGTTTCCAGACGACAACGCTTCGGCCCGCTGAATTTACTCAACAGGCCGAAGCGGATGACATTGCGGGTCTATTCCACCGCTAATCGCGGCGGTCGTCGATGCCGTTGCCGTCGATCTCATAGCTTAACAGAAAAACGATACAGCAGGCCGCGTGGGCGAGGTGTGACATGCCCGTCTCCCCGTCTGCCTGCTCACCATCCCAGAACGCCAGCATATGCCTCTGTGCAGCCGCATACATCCTTGAATACTCCATGCCGCCGTTCTCTTGCCAGTTGTGGTCGGAATACTTTTCAGCGCCGTAACCTAGCACCTCCGAGATGGCCAATATTGCTTGAGGTGGAAACAAGTCCACCCGTGGCTTTTCTGCGTCGTGCTTGACTGCTTTAGTCATTGGTTGGTTTCCCTTGCCATTGCTTCCGCGTGTGCGTCTCGCACCAACTCTGCAATAAATTCTGCGGTGGTACTACACCCGACAGCCTCGCTTTCAACAAACAGCCAGTCAAGCTGCTCCAGAGATAGCGCATCAATGACTTGGCCAATATAACCATAAGTCAGTGGGCTTTCGTTGTGAGCGGTAGTCTTTGTGCGGACCTTCTTATTGCAGTGTCCTGATTTACGCCCGCGATTGATGGCACCACTGACAACGCCGCGATTTAGACCGAGGGCTTTAGTGATATTCCTACCAGACATGCCCTCGTTTGACATTCGCCAGATTTGCTTGGTTTGCTCCTTGATAGGATGACGTTTGTTATCGGCCATCATTCGCCTCCCGTAGCTCGTTGAGATTTTTTGTGATTTCTTTTTTATCCAGCATCAGCGTGTCTACGCGATTGCGCAAACGTGTCACGTCCTCGCGCTGGCGTGCGACCTTGCTCTGCAAACCGCTAATAAGTGTCCTTGCTTCGTTGAGATTATTTTCTAGCATCAATATGCGCCTGTCCGACATTAGTCTTTTCCCTTCCATTTAATACGTGCCACTAGCAGGTCGCGTCGCACCGTACCTTCGGACACGCCTAGTTCAACAGCAGCCGCAGCGCGTGTCATTCCCGTTAGTGCCATTTCCTCAAGTTTGTCGCGTCGATCCGATATTTCGCCTTGGTACGGCGACACCTTGATCTGGCTGGCATGAAGTCGCACGCCTAAGAGCTGACAATCTTGGCGAATAGTGGTTGGAACGACGCCCTCAATATTGGCAACTTCCGAGATTGTCATTATACCCTCTTCTGCGTATTTCTTAACACGCTCACGACGCTCTTTTGTGAGTTGCAAACGCTTCGCTTGAGCAAACGCCGTCGCCTTACGCCACTTTTCGGGGTTTGGTATCAACGGATCATTTAAAGCCTCGCGCAGCATAGCTATACCAAGCCTTTCCTCAGCTTTCTCCGCATCTGTCACCGCTGGAGGGAGCGTTCTAGCATCTCCATCAATGCTTGCTAGGCTTGCAGTTGCTGGCGCAGGTTTGGTCTGTCCGCTTTCTCCGACTGCTCCAGCATTACGGCATTCAACCTCAGTAGGCGCTGCGTTATTATTGTTGCGTCTGACACTTCTAAATTCTCCGATTGTTCCGATTATATTAACCATTATTCGTCCTCCTCAACTTCACCAGTGCCACCGCACCAGTCACATTCCTCAATTTTCGTTTCAATAAACCCGACATCTCAGGCACTGTAATGCGGCATGTAATAATTAACCTCACACTCGCCAGCACCGTTGCATTGTTCACACTCAATCATAACACGTCTCCCTGTGGTCGCGCTTTGGGGCGCAGTGAACAGCCCAGCGCCAGAAGGCACTTTCCGTCAGTGTAAAATATGTGACCGCCGATCAGGCCGACATGCTCAAGGCTGCTGGCCCACACAGGCGACACCTCGGTCGTGTGATAGTAGGCGGCTCCATGCCCCAGAGTATCGCCTGAGAGCGCCTGTGCGGCGATCTGCTGGGCTGTCTGCCACGCTGCCTTGTCGTGGGGCGTGTCGTCTTTGCCGTCGCACCAGAAGCTAAACTGGCAAGCGGCTGGGCGCGTCACTGGGCGGCGACTTGGCTGCTTAACCACATCGCAGGGCGGTTTTGGGCGCTTGTCGTCATCATGTTGCCGTCTCTCAAAGGCCAAGAGCGCCGCGCCATAAATCATCTCCTTGCGCTCAATCGGACATTTTATCCCAGCGGCTTTTTTCTTGATGTCATCAATTCGCTTTTGATACGTCTGTGCCGCCTTTTTGGCTTCGACTTTTTTCTTGGTCACAATCTGCTCGTCTCGAATTGCTTGGTTCAAAACTCGGCGCGCGTTCACAAACTGAAACCCCGCCGCCTTTGCCCTTCGGCGGGCAGTGTTTGCGGCGATGCCAATCATCTCAGCGGCCTGTGCTGCTGTGAGGCCAATCCTTGAGGCTTTACGCAGTGCCTCTATTATTTCTTCACTTGTCATTATTCCATCTCCTTAATCTGTGCCACATAGCGCTGAATGCGCTCTTCCAGTATCGCCAGATCGGTGCTGACATATGACGGGCGGACGCCTTGATACTTAGCCGCCAGCGCATCGCGCTGCTTGCGCCAGCTTGCCACTGCGTCCTTGAGGTCGTCGAGTTCTTGTTGTTTGGTCATTTCTGTTTCTCCCTTTATTTCTGCGAGGGTGGTGCGGGACCTCATGCATGTGTCATCCACAACGATTGCCTCTACAGCCGCCTCCTTCGCCAGCTTGGCCTCTGCTGCAATAAGGTCCTCAGCCATATGCCTTACCCATCCGACTTGTTCTGAAAGCTCAGCCTCAAGCTGCTCAATCCGAGCCTCTGCCCGATCAAGCTCGGCAGTGACTTCTTGCAGTGCGTCAAAGTCTTCACGGTCGTCGAGGCGTCTGTTGTTTTCGTGTATGTTTCCGTCAGTCATTCTGTTTCTCCTTACCCGCCAGCACCCCAACCATCTCAACAACAAGACTGCGGGGCAAAAAGAAGACTGGCCCAGTGCTATCTCCTATCCAAACGCCATCCTTGCTGGGGTCGTAAGACAGCGTGGGTGCGGCCATTTCAGTGAAGCCTTCGTCAATCATTCTGCTTCTCCTTCTGGTCGCGCCACGGGGCGCAGTGAACACGTTGGCAAGTGGCAACTGCCATCTGAATAGAAAATATGAGAGCCGATTTTACCGACTACGGTCAAATCGTTCCGCCAGATAGGCTTCACATTTACCGTGTGGTAATGCGTGGCGTGAACAATGGCTGGTTCAGCGATTGCCTTGGCTGCTACGGCCTGCGCAGTGGCCCATGCAGCGCCTGTAGGGCGCTCTGGAAGGCCGTCACACATGAAGCTAAACTGGCAGTCCCAGTCCTTGCTGCCACGGTCTTCAGCGACGACTTCGCAAACCGTGTCTGGGTATGATGGATGGTATGTGCGAGCCAAGACGACATCTGCGACGGCACGCTGGCCGTCAAGCGGCTCTGAGCGGGCTTCATAGTAAACAGCCATTGCAAGGCATATTGAAGCAAGCATATTAAAAGCCTCCTGAGAAAAACATTGGGATGGCCAGCAAGGCGATCAAGAATACAAATTCGGCGGTGCGTTCGATAAGATTGTTCATGGGTTTTCCTTGTTTAGTTTGTTTGGGGGCGCGTGGCCACCGTTTGATTAATAGAACTCGGCTGCTAGTCCGCGCAATTCTTCTTGATAATCGTCCCAGCGCATATGTGCCGCGTTATGGCGATCGCTTGCGTTTAGCCATTCTGAAAGTTTATCAACCTGCGCCTCTGTAGCCATTGCGAACTCAAAGCTCTCGTTAAGGTATTCTGCTTTAACTTGATCAAATGTCATTGTCGTTCTCCCGATTGGTGGGCTTCATTACCCTTACATACATAACTAACGGCAAAACAAATGCGCGTCAATTAAAAAAACATGCTTGTGCAATGTTTTTCCATTGATATGGTGCGCAGAGGGAAAAGGAGACCTAACAAGATGAAGAACGTACAAATCCAAATGGACGAAGCAACTTACGAAGTTGTAAAGCTGTCAGCGAAATCAAAGGGGCTGACTGTTGCAGCCTATATGAGAATGCTGGCGATCTCTGATGCGTCAGCGTCAGGCTATCACTCTGAACAGCCGCGTGCGGACTAATGGCAAGCGTCCACAATTTAAGGGTAGCTTCATGCTTGCGCAAAAATACCGCAGAGCGTACAGTGTGCAAACATATTGGAGGTTATCATGAAAATTGAAACAAGACAGCTCGGAGCGCGCATACGTGTTGACGTAATCGCGGAGCTTAGAACTTTATCGAAAAAGAAGCGTATGAGCATGGCGGTTCTGACAGAGTTGGCCATCATTAAGATGCTCAAAGAGGCTAAAGAAGAAGTCTGAGCGTTCATCGGGAGATTAAAATGGTTAACGGTAGAAATAAGGGTGCTGCATACGAACGCCAGATTGCTCAGAAGCTATTCCTCGATTTGGGTATCAGCTTTAAGAGAGATCTGGAGCAATATAGAACAGGCGGATACGCAGATCTGATACCAGATAATAGTAACTTTCCCTTTACTTTGGAACTCAAACGATACAAAGACGGGGCCATCGGTGGATCTCCGGCGTGGTGGGAGCAGGTTCTGGTTGCGTCAAAGCGTGAGGGCAAGATCCCCTGCCTGATCTATAAATACGACCGCAAGGCTGACCGCGTGGTCATACCATTATCGGCAGTAATGGCCGGTGGTGAAGGTAAAATTGAAACAGATCTGGAGACGTTCTGTTTTATAGTTAGGGAGTTAATGTCATGAGCATCAGTTTCTCAATGACCAACGAAGAATACCACGATATGGACGCTCTCAGCGCGTCTGGCGCTAAGACGATCGCGCAGAAATCATTGTCCGACTTTAAATATGGCGTGCGCAAACACAGCAACGCTTTTGATGTTGGAACCGCTGCGCACACGCTGGTATTCGAACCGGCGCTGGCGTCTACAGTGTGGTGCGGTCCAGAGACACGTCGCGGCAAGGCATGGTCCGAGCTGAAAGAGGAGGCAGAGGAAAGTGGCGCGCTGCTACTGACCGAGGCGGACTATAAGCTCGCAGAGGGCATGGCTACCGCCGTGCGATCGAACAAGGCAGCGGCCAGCCTTCTAGGTGGAGATCTTGTGTGTGAGGCAAGCGTATTTGCAAAGGATGAGATATACGGTGTAGATTTGCGGGCGCGCCCAGATGGATGGCGTCGTGATATTGCCGCGCTGATAGATCTGAAAACGACAATCTCGCCTGATCCCGCTGGCTTCAGTCGGCAATGCGCTCAGTTTGGCTATCACATACAGGATGCCTTCTATCGCAGGGTCATGGCTCTGGAAGGTTATGAGATCGACAGGTTTATATTCATATCTGTTGGCAAAGAAGCGCCACACCACGTTGGCGTTTACGAATTAGATTGGCGTTCACTTAAAGAAGGTGAAGCCGCAACGAGATACGCACTGGAGAAATATTCTACAGCGCGTAAAACGGACGTCTGGGACTACGGCTACGGCGAACTCCAGACGCTCCAAATACCAAGCTGGTCATTCGAGCATACGCAAGACTGACTTAAACACAGGCACACACGTCAAGGAGACACACATGCCCATTTCTTTCGGAGACAACAACAACAGCGCGAACGCATACATTCGCGTCAACTTACCACAAAACCGCTGGACGCTTAGCGATGGCGGCGATCCTAAGACGCTAGACATGACGGCTGGCCTCGCAGTGGATATTGCCAACGTCAAATTTGGCTGGCTCAAGATTGCAATCGGTCAACGCGATTGGCAGGAATGGCCATCACCATCACAGTCAACTCCAAAACCACAGGAGATGGATGTCGATGGCAAGCCGACATATAAGCAGGGTTTTGACGTAAACTGCTGGACATCTGACGGCACCAACGCTCAGTTTTCCAACAACAGCTACGGCACTGGCCAGTTCATCGCCAAGCTCTACAATGAAGCGGAAAAGCACTCAGCTTTTTCGCGGGGTCTTATCCCTGTTGTGGCTGTGACGACTTCCACGCCAGTGGTTGTAGGCAAAGGCACATCATACGATCTGGGGTTCACCATAACAAAGTGGATCAACAAGCCTGCACCGGCACCCGCTCCAGCCGCTGCTCCCGCTCCAGCCGCAAGTGACGACAACTTCGGCTTTTAAACACAAGCCGCGTCCGCTTACGTGGGCGCGGCATAATTGACATCGGGAGCGGAACAAATGAGCCAACAATATTTCAGCAAAGTCAGAGAGAGCATTGTCGCAGAAATCGGCTTGGCATCCAAGGGTGGGCGTAATGAGGCGTTGAACAAGGCTGCGTTTACAGTCGGTCGCCACGCACACATGGGATCTGGCGATCTAGACAGTACCATTCTGGACCTACACACGGCTGCAAAAGCCATCGGTCTAAGCGAGCCAGAGATTAAGACGACGATCGGGTCAGGGTTTAAGCGCGGGAGTGAGAACCCAAAGCAACTCGAAGGCAACGAGAGCGAGCCATTTGCTCCGTCTGAAATGGATCGCCTGATTGGACGCCTTGCCGCCAAAAACTTATTGGTGAGAGACGACGAAACGCGCCAGCAGAAGGTGGCCAAGGCTGTCGAGGCTTGGGAGCGTTGCGTTCCGATTACCAGAGACAACCAAGACGCAGTCCGACCGGCGCTCTTATATCTTAACAGCCGCAGCCTTCGCGCCGGCACTGCCGCCGACATAGCACGCTTCAGCCCTAGCCTGTACGGCGGGCCGGCGATCATGTTCCCAGCCACTGACGATCAAGGCACAATCTGTGGCGTGCAGGCTGTGCTGCTGACGGATGACGGCCAAAAGCGTGAGCATAACGGCATCAGCAAGTATAGCAGGGGCGCACTTGTCGGCAATGTAATGCGGATCGGCAAAGAGGAAGACGGCAACCCAATCATTATGGTCGAGGGGCCAGAGGACGCACTGTCAGTGCATCAGGCGTCAGAGGGTAGCGCCACAGTTATCTGCACGTTTGGCAAGTCTGGCCTGTCCACTTACAATGCGCCGCGCGCATCTGACGTGACGATCTGCGCGGACCCAGACTTGGATGTGGAAGCCGTCGCGGATGTTCTGCGCGGTGACGGGTCAACCGACGTGCATGTGGTTCGCTTCGACCAGCTCGGTCTGGACGGCGTCAAAGATGCTAACGACTATCTGAAAGAGGCGGGCGCACAGAAGCTGCGTGAGGCTCTGTCTATGGCTAAGCCGGTCGCAGAGGTCACACAGGAGCGGATTGAAAGCGAACGCATGTGGCCGACAGCGTTTGAACCTATTGACGCGGCACTGATACCGCCGAGGCGCTGGATCTATGGTCAGCACTATGTTCGGGGCCACGTAAGTGTCCTAGCGTCAGCCGGTGGCGTCGGGAAGACCTCCATGCAAATTGCGGAAGCTCTCGCCATTGCTACCGGCAAGCCGCTGCTGGGCGAGCAAGTTATTGAGCGCTGCAACGTCTGGGTGATTAACTTGGAAGATCCTATGGAGGAGCTTCAGCGTCGCTTCGCTGCAACCATGCAGCATTACAAGATTAAAGCTCAAGACGTGCGGGGTCGCATATTTCTAGACGCCGGACGTGATCTGAAGATGATCTTCGCCAAGCAGGACAGGGAGGGTATCAGCGTTGATGAGGAAATGGTCCAGTATATGACCGCCAAGATCAACGAGCTGGACATCGGCATGGTTTTCATCGACCCGTGGGTTGCGGCCACGCAGATCAGCGAGAACGACAACGTGGCAATGAACGCAGCGGTTGGCGCGGTTCGCTCAGTGTGTGACGCGACGGACTGCTCGACGGCTCTCGTACATCACATCCGCAAGGGCAACGGAGATGACGCTACGGTTGATAGCATCCGAGGGGCAGGGTCATTGATTGGCGCTTGCCGCGCAGCCAGAGTAATTAACAAGATAACCGAAGAGGAAGCGCAGAAGCTGGGCGTGCCAGAGTTCGAGAGCCGTGGCGTCTTCCGAGTTGATGACGGCAAATCGAACCTCGCGCCACCAGCGGCCAAGGCAGTCTACCGGCGCATGATTGGGGTGCAGATCCCTAACGGGGAAAGCGTGGGTGTCACGGTTGAATTTAAAATGCCTGACCTGTTCGACGGGGTTACTA